GCGCGATCTCGGCATACCGAGTAAGGTAATCCGTAAGATCATTCCTCGGCATACGTTGATTCACGTGCGCTCGAGGAACATGCTCCGACTTCATCAAAGAACTGGAGCTCATTATCTCTCCCAAATCCGCGGAGAGATGGGTAGTTGCATCCTGTGTTGGTGCATTCTGTGCGGGGTCACTGCCTCCGCTTGTCATACTAATCTGTGACATCTTCAGAAAAATCAAATTTAAGTATTTCAGTTCGGTCTACCCAGGTCTGAAACGAACCATCCAGAATTTTCTCTTTATAATGGTCGAATTCCGGGAGATGTAAATAACCATTCCTGGTAATACCGACTTTCTCGGCAGCAATCAGGAACCTACTTCGTAGTTGGTTATAAAAATCACGACCATGATATACCGCTTCTCTCAAACACTCAGTAAGAGACACGGCGGCCCCATCTAATGATGTCAAAGTTGAGTCATTCTTCAACATCAGCATGCGGGCCATAGTTTTCTTATCTAATGGAGTAACCCATCGTCCGAGATCAGGATCAAAACGGAAACGTCTCTTCAAATACTGTACATCCACCAAATGTTTCGGACGCATACGTCCCTCCTTGGATGCGTCAGTCATGACGATACCAATTTCTTCGGCCCAGATCTCCTCAAAGCGAGGTGAGAGGCCATCCAAGCAGGCGAAAATCTGATCGTCACCGTACGTCCATAGAATATTATCATCTCGATAGGAAAGTGAAAAAGGGGGACTTGGAATCGGATTATCGAAGAAATGAGACATATAGTTACGAACAAAAAACATCTTACCTTCTGGGTTATCACGCCAGCGATCCCGATAATAAACATATCGCTGTCCAAGACTCATGCAAATGCCGTTAATCTCAACTGTCGCATCATTTCCAGATCCATTCCAAAAAACAGAGAACAGATCATTCTTTATACAAAACCGAGTGTTCTTAACCGCTAGGAGAAGCAAATAGCTCCCCATTGCGTCAAGACCAATTGAAAAGGTCATTGCATAAACCACAAGTGCAACAAAATCAAAAAGCTCGCCATTGAACGATTTGTCAAGACGGGTTGCATCTGCC